GTAAACGTCTTATCATCTTTCGTTTTTATAGTAGTATCTATGTCTATTTCTTTATCTTGTCTAACACCCGTACAAATTGAGATAAATAACACCGTAAAATATAATCCAATAAAGATATATATGTAAGACACTTTCATTTATATAAACCAAAAAAATAGTTGTGATGAACAAAGATAGTAAGAACAAAGAGATTGATTGTCATATTATTCGCCGAAGCGGGAATTCCCGTTTCGGGATTAGCAGAGACAAATCGTGATCGAACATCGAAATCGAGACTGGTTTCGTTTAGAATCCACAAAAGAGTTGATCAATGAATTATCCTCCGATGGGAGGATCCTCCCATCGGGATTAGTAGAGACAAAACGAGGTGGAAATAATAAATCAAAACAACGGTTAGGCTCTTGGATTCACCCTGATCTCTAACTGGATTTCTCCTAAATTCACCATTCAAGTCAGTAAGTGAAAAATTTTTTAAAGTTTAGAATGACGATTGAATTGACGATTGAATTATAACTTTTATAGTTTTAAAAATATTTCAAAAGTTATAAAAGTTATAATTCAATTGAATTAATGTTTCAATCGAATTGACGATTCAATTGACAATTGAATAATTATAATCTGGGTTTTATTTTTACATCAACACACACAAAATTTGTGTGTGTTGATAAAATTATTTTTGATAATTGAAATAATAGATTTTTATAATTCAATCATTTCAATCATTTTTATTTTTAAACTGTTATCGTTTAAAAATTTTTATTTCTAAAAATATTAATCTGCTATCATTAAAAAAATATATTGAAACTTCAACAAACTTCAACAAACTTCAACAAACTTCAACAAACTTCAACAAACTTCAACAAACTTCAACAAATTTTAACAAACTTCAACAAATTTTAACAAACTTCAACAAATTTTATTAAATCGCTATTTAAACCTTTGTTTATATATAAAAACATGGAATGTGAATTTTGTAAAAAAGAGTTTTCAACGAAAACAAATTTATCAGTTCATCAAAAAAATGCAAAATTCTGCCTTAAAATACAAGGTACAAATAATGATACTTATAAATGTGAGTATTGTGAAAAGATACTTACAACCCAACAACGTTTAAATGATCATCAAAATAATAGTTGTAAACTAAAGAATAACATTAATTATGAGCAAAAACTATCTGAAAAGGATAAACTCTTCGAGCAGAAACTATCTGAAAAGGATAAACTCTTCGAGCAGAAACTATCTGAAAAGGATAAACTCTTTGAACAAAAACTATCCGAAAAGGATAAACTCTCTGAGCAAAAGATCGCTGAAAAGAATGAATATATCCTTAAACTAGAAGAAAAGATTGAAAAATATGAGAATAAGTTTCTTAATATGGCAAGCGAACCTAAAACAACTAAAAATACAGTTGTGATTAATACTGCGTTAAACTTAGAGAAAGAGAATGTCACTAAACTACTTGATGAACACATGACAAAAGATGTTGTTTCAGGTGGTCAGAAAGGGTTGGCACATATGGTATATGAAAAGATGTTGAAAGGACCTGATGGGAAACTTACATATAAATGTGTTGACCCAAGTCGACATAATTTCGAGTTTTTAAATTCAGATGGGATTATTGAGAAGGATATCAAGGCGATGAAACTTAAAAATGCTCTTATTCTATCTGATATTATCAAAAAGGCGGGTGAGACTGGAAATAAACTGTGGACGAAAGATGATGGAAGTATCGATTCAGATCAGTATACGGTAAGTTTTGAGAAGGTGATGGAAATCATTTGTTTTGATAGAGAATATAGCAAGTTTAGATCAGAGTTGTCAGCGTTGACATTTTGAAAAAAAATTAAATAATTTAAATAATAAAATGATAATTATACAATCTGTTATCCAATCGTGTATCGTATTTATTTTTTTAACTATTTTTTTTTACTTGTATGTCTCGCAGATCGAAAGAGACGAATTTGAGACTCAGCTTGATAAAATAGTAGATGATATATTCACTGAGTATCAATATAAATTTAAAAGTTTTTTCCCAGATAATAAAAAAAAAAAAGATATTTTAAAAACAGTGATATACGGAATCATTGCACAGAGTAAAATTGTAATCGAAGAAAAAACAGTTAAAGAGAACCAAGATATAGATAATAAAAATGGTAAAATTGTCATGAATTCTATTTATACTGTATTATTTTATATGTTATTATGCTTTATTGTATTGTTCATTTTACACTATATGGGATACCCTCTCAATATAAAAGATAACCTCAAAGAGAGTCTTTTTGTGTTATTTTTTGTATTTATAATCGAAATCACTTTTTTGAACCTTATAGCAAAGCATTATATGTCTGGAAATGCGAATTACGTTACAAAATCTTTTACTCAAAAAATAATAGAATATATAGATAAAAATAATTTAATATAATAAATGTTTGATATCGATGTTACGATAAGCACTGATTTAGTGGTAAGTATTTGTTTTCATATCACTATCTTATTCTTCATTTTATACTTTTTATTTTTTTACGTGATTTCTAAGAAGGGTGAAGATGTTTTGAAAAATAATATAGATAATATAAGCGATGAGATACCAGACATCTTAGATGAAATTGATATACAATATAAAGATAAAATAAATTGGAAATCAATCCGTGAAAACGCGGTATATATAAGAGATAATACTGACCCAGATATCGATAAAAGAATAGAAGAAAATAATACAAAATATAAAAAAATTGGGTTGTGTATAGGTTTTGGATTAGTCTGTTTAACTATCTTGGTATTTATTTATTATAAATTTTATAAAAAAGAGAACGTTGACATTGGTTATATCATTAAAGAAAGTGCTTTAACCTTTTTGTTAATAGGAATAATCGAATTTGTGTTTTTCACGATGACAGCAAGTCAGTATGTCCCTGCTTATCCAACTTCTATTGGAGGAATTGTATTAGATGAAATACAAAAAAATATTCAACAAATATAATATTTAAATGGGTGTCATTTAAATTAAAAAAATGTTATTAGAACTAATTATGATTGTAAAGAATTCAGGCGAAATTTTACGTCATTGTTTACGTAAAAATAAAAAGTATATTGATAGATGGACCATACTAGATACAGGATCAACAGATAATACTCCAGATATCATAAGAGAAGAATTGAAAGATGTTCCTGGACAACTTCACTTTTCCAATTTTACCAATTTTTCAGAAATGCGTAATAAAGTATTCGACTTATCGACTAAAGAATGTAAATTTATGATTATATTAGATGATAGTTATGAAATACATGAAGGAGAGAGACTTCGTAGTTATCTACAAAAGACAAAAAAGGATGCTATCTTTTTAAAAATTGGATATCATAAAGATGATTTTTTTAATAGCTCATACTGGTCTTCTCGTATCGTAAAAACAAATTGTAATTTTAGATATATGTATCGAATACACGAATGTCTTGATATATCTAAAAAAGCAAAATCAGAATATATAGATTCTACCCAGTTTTTTATTGTTGATCATACTACAAAAGAACATAATACTAGAACACTTACTCGTTTATTAAACGATGTCGAAATGTTATTACTTGATGCCAGAGACTGTCCAAAAGATCCTAGACCTGTCTATTACTTAGCAAGAACATATTTAAATTTATTAAATAGAGATGAGTTTGAATCTTATTTAAAAAAATTACTCGATATGACTAATGTAAAAGAGTATACTTTTTATGCTGAATATAATTTAATTATAATAGAATTTGAAAAAACAAAAGAGTTGGTTGTACATCGAAAAAAGTTATTAGACTTACAAAAAAGATATACAGATCGAGCTGAACCTAGTTATCGGCTAGCCGTTTCTTTCTATGAAGAAGGTAATCTTGAAAAAATAAACCATATTATGGATAGACTATCTAAATGTACTTATCCAAATATTATGTTAACATCTTATGAATACGATATATATGAATACGCAATTCCTTATTTATATGTTGAAATTAAGTTTAAACTTGGACGCATAGAAGAAGGTATTCCTGTTTTAAAAAATATGTTAAATAGTTATCCATATGACCAAAAACTGTTAAATATGAAATATGCAGTATGTGACAATCTAGATAAATCGAGTATACGTTTATCAGAAAAGACACTGGTTATTCATACTTCTAATGTTCCTTTTACTTGGACTCCTGTGCTTGGAAAAGATAAAAATATTTCTGGTTCTGAATATATGGCAATGTATATCGCCAAAGAGTTTAGAGATATGGGATTTCGTGTATTTATTTTTGGGTCATTTGAAGATCAAGTATTATCGATTGATTATCAGACAACTATTGACGGCATTCAGTATATAGATAATACTTATTATTCTGATTTTTGTTTAACTTATATAATCGATTATTTAATTGTAAGTCGTAACATTGACAACTTGTTATATTATAATAATATTAAAAATGTGTATTTATGGGTCCACGATGTACTTCCTTTGGGAAAATTAACATTTTTTCAGATTCATAAAGAAAAGTTTAGAGCAGTCATTTGTGTTTCAGAATGGCAAAAAGAAAACTTGTTACAAAACTCAAGAGTAGATAAAGAAAGTATTTATGTTTCCAGAAATGCGATCCATCCTAAACGTTTTTTGAACCATTCAATCGAACGAATACCTTTTCGATTTATGTTTTCGACTGATCCAACTCGTGGGTTACAGAAATTTCTAGATATGGTACCATTGATAAAGTCTAGATATCCACAATCTACTTTTCATGTTATTACAAGAATTAAAATGGTTACTGAAGAAATGATGAAAATAATCAATGAAAATAATATATTTTTATGTGATAGAGTTACCCAAGAAAAGTTAGTAATTGAGCTATTAAAAACAGATGTATGGTTATATCCTTCTATTTTCGATGAGACTTATTGTATCAGTGTTGTTGAAGCAATGGCTTCTGGTTGTCTTGTGGCCACAGCAAACAATGGTGCGTTATCTGAAATTGTTGGAGATAGGGGAGTATGTTGTAAAAACGATGAGTTATTTGAAAAGTTATGCGAAGTCTTGGATAATCCGGATAAGAAAGAGAAGATAATAGAAAAATCGTATGAATGGGCATTAAAACAGGATTTTCATTCATTGGCATTAGAATGGAAAAAATATTTATTTTAATCATAATATAAACTATGTTATTCAAAAAACTTTGTAAAGAATATATAACTAACAATAAATCTATATTTATATCATATATTTTTATCTCTTCTTTATGTTATATTATAAAAGTAATTTTAACACCGATGATATACTCCAATATCGTAGAACTAAATGAACACAATTTCACAGATATTATAAAAAACGTGGGGATTTTATGGTTCGTGATGGGTGTTTTCTATATCGTAAAATCACGTTTAGAAAATAATTTATTTCCTGAATTTCTATCCTTTTTAAGACAGAAACTATTAAAAATGTTTTTAGAAAAAAATAAATTCAATTTTGATGACTCTAATGTGTCTACTGATATCACTCGTATTTTAGAAGTTACTCGTTACATGAAAGAGATTTTTTCATGGATATGTCAGTATATTATCCCCGTAGTTATTCTCAGTATGACTATCACGGGTTATTTTTTATATAATATACCAATACTGGGGTTAGTTAATCTAGTATGCAATATAACAATAATCACGTTTGTTTACAATAAATATGATTTACTTGTAGAAAATTCAAATATAAGAGAAACACAGTATATGGATATGGTAACTAAATTAGATGAAAATTTTAATAATTTGCTTAACATTTTCATCAATAATCAAGTTGAAAATACGTTAGAAGAAAATAAAAAATATGAGAAAGAGTACACGGAAACATATAAAAAACAAAATAACGAAGTTATGAGTTTTACGAACTCCTTGAAAACAATCAATTATGTATTTGCTTTTATTTGTATTTATATACTTTATTTATACTCTAAAGATAAAGATCTTTCTGGGAAATCCAAACAATTTGTTAGAATTATCCTTATTTTTACATTTTATATCTCTACATTAGAGAACTTATCAGAAGATATTCCATGGTTTGTTATGACTGTAGGTAATATTAAAAACGCTGAACCTTTTCTAGAAGGAAACGTTTTTTACGAAAATAAAGAAAAGTATGCAGATCTTAACGGTGATATCATCTTTGATCGTATCTCTTTCAAGTACAAAGAGGAATATATTTTTAACGACTTTTCACTTCATATCAAAAATAAACAAAGAGTGGGTATAATTGGAAAAACGGGGAAAGGGAAATCGACATTGATGAAACTATTACTAAAACTTTACAAGATTCAAAATGGTTCGATTTATGTGAATAAAAGTAACATAAATGAAATTGATGTAGATTGTTTACGCAGTCACTTTAATTATATTAACCAAAAAACGAACTTGTTTAATGATACTATTCTCAATAATATGAGATACGGAAATGATAAGAATGATCAGTATATTATACAACTGTTACAAAAATATGATTTGTTAAGAGTATTCAGTTCGGACGGAAAAAATCATATTGAATCTTTGCAAACAATGGTTGAAAAGAATGGATCAAATATTAGTTTAGGGATGCAAAAGGTTATCTTTTTAGTAAGAGGGGTATTAAAAGACTCGATGGTTTATATCTTTGATGAACCGTTTAGCAGTATCGATCAACGCACGAGAGAGAGTGTATTTAACTTTATTGATGATTATACAAAGGGTAAGACTACTATTATCATCACGCATGACATTAATAACTTGGATAAGATACTTGACGATATCATCGAGATTTAAAATTGTCTAATACAAACAATGATGTACTGTATCGTTTACTGTATCGTAAACCATATTGTAGAACAACAAAAAAATTAAAATTGATGTTTTTATAATAAAAATATCAATAAATCAAAAAATGACTTACCAAGTCTTTATCGACGATTCTATTTTACCCGGCTCTTTTTATTTAGACGAGTGTCAACACGATAAACAAATCGAATACCATTTATTAGATTCATTTTATTCAAATGTATTAGAACCATTTATATTCAATAATTTACTCGACATTTACTTTCAAGACGATGAATACCATATCTCCATCACAAAGAATATCCCAGTTGTTTCTTTTTACACGGGTTCGTTGTATATCAGACTTCCGTATCACAAAGATTTTACTTTCGAAAACTATTTTTTATTTTTTGGATTGTTGTATAGCATGTTATCTACAAAATCGGTATGTTTTATAAACTCCTCTAAAATACCTGTTAATAAATATGAATACGATAATTTTATCGTAGACATATTCATGATGATTTCGAACTGTATTCCAAAGATTAATTCGTACGAAATTTATAATGGTACGTTATTAGAACTAGAAGCTAGTGAACAACCCACTTATGTCCGTTCAAATTATACATTTAATGTAGTAAACTCGATGGGTTAGACCGATGGATTAGACCGATTAATTAGACTCTAATTTTTTCATTTGTAATTTACAAATAAAAAAACAAGGTTCCATGTGTAACAGGACTCAGTTTGTTTTTTAACATATCTGAGTACGATAACTCTATGCATTTTCCGTTATTTAGATCATTGTAATAATACCAGTTTCCTTTCGAATTAAAATAACATATATAATGTCCTTCTCCATCGTGCACAACGATCGCTTTTAATGATAATGTTTTTAATGATAATGTTTTTAATGATAATGTTTTTAAGCCAGGTAAAAATAAAATACGGGAAGGGTACAACTTCTTTTTAATAAATTTTTTGTCTAAATCAATTCTATGAATATTGAAAATGATGATAGGAGATTCAAGTACACGTTCATCTTCTATTTTGATACTATATTTATTTTCAACTAAATTTTTATCATCAAATAGAGTTTTTTCGTGTTTATTTATAAAAGAAGATAGATTGTAACTTTTTTTACCTAATTCATCTAATTCAGTCGACGTTATATCGATTATCGGATAACTTTTATAAATATTTTTTACTTCTTTATCTACCGAAGAATCTATTATATATTTTATATGTTTCTCTATCACCATCGATTCTCTTACATTAAAAATTCCAAATAAATATTTCAAGAATTCTCCTGCATCCTGTTCTGTTCTTTTATGAAAAGATTGAGAACCTCTACAATTATTTATCAATGTTCTTAGTGTACTGCAATTTTTTATATCGTTCTTTCCTCTTATAGATCGTCTGATATTCTTTAATTCAGTCTGTATCTTTTTAACGTTATTCTGTTGCTCTTTTAAAGAAATATCTTTATTTTTTTCATTTTTACAGACGATATATCGTTGAGTCAAGACGTTTGTATCCTTAAATATTTCTTGATCGATGAATTTATTTTTATTAAAAAATAGAGACATTAACAAGCTATCCATATAACAACTATTTGCATCATATGATAGACCCTTTATCGGTAGATCCTTTATCGGTAGACCCTTACTATTTGATTCTTTTATATAAGATACGATATAAGGAAGACGATCTTTTATCATATCTATTAACTCGGTTTTATCTTTTAATATACTGCATAATAGTAACGATACTAGTTCTAAGTCTTTTAAATTCAAGTCTTTTAATTTCAAGTCTTTTAAAACGAATTCTTTTGTATCTCTGTTGATAGTTAAGTTTGTTTCGTATCCTATTTTTTCTAGAATGTTTTCCATTTTATTATTTATAATTTTTTTTTAGTAATAATAAAATGGTTATCTTATTCATTATCTTATTCGTATGTTTGATAAACATGATTCTATTATTGAAACACATGAAAGACATGAAACATCATAAAGAATCTTATTTCGAAGTAGACAGAAATAGTACCCGTGTTGGACCTTATGAAGGAAAAAATTTTTGTTCAGGATGGGGATATCGAACAAAAAGTCACGACAAAGAAGAAGTTGATAAAGATATTTTTTACGGGAGTAAATAAATTATAAAATTGATTTAAAATTTTATAACCAACAAAAGAGTAAAAACAAAAGAGTAAAAAAATGCATTTCCCGTTTTCCGCATCCGAAGAAGATCATTTTTCTTTTATCGGTAAATTTTTTACTGAACGAGGTCCAGTATATCACCAATACGAAGGGTACGAGTATATGGTAAACAACACCATCCAAAAAATATTCGATGAATGTAACTCCATTGAATTCGAAACAAAAACATCTTTTTATAGAGTCACCTTTGGCCAAGTTTATTTTGAAAAAGCATCGATCATTGATGAAAATAGAATGATCAGACATATCACCCCAAACGAAGCACGTCTTCGTGATATCACATACGATTCTCCAGTCTTTGTAGATATCAAAGAAGAATTCTGGGAAAAAGGAGAAAAGGTAAACCAAATTAATCATCCCAAAGTATTTATTTTGCGTATCCCCACAATGGTAAGATCATCTCGTTGTAATTTATACGGTCTATCTAATAAAGAATGTGTTGAAAAAGGAGAATGTGAGAACGATCCTGGAGGTTATTTTATCATTAACGGGAAAGAAAGAGCATTGATATGTCAAGAACGGTTGAATTATAACCAGATTTATCTATTTGAAAATAATTCCGAAAAATATCCGCATGTTGCCGAGATAAGAAGTATGTCTGAAGAAACCGGACATAGCATTTTATTAAAAGCAATCATTGATAAAGATTTTCGTAATTGTTGTTTTTCTCTTCCTTATATGTCAAAGGAAGTGTTAGCTGGATCAGTTTTTAAAGCCCTCGGATTTAGTAACATTGAGATCGTGAAACTGATCAATCCTTGTCCCGACTTGGTCAAACATACGGAAAGATTGATTCGTGAAAGTATCATGTTTAACACGAAAGAAAAAGCCTTAAAATATATCAGTAAATCATCTATCCAAAAAGCAGAAGATAGTGAAGAACGACGAATTCATTACACGAACCAAGTCATTGAAAACGAATTATTTCCTCATATGGGTATTTCTACGCCTTTAGAAAAAGGCATTTTATTAGGAACGATGATAAATAAATTATTTCGTGTGGCTATAGGAAAACGCAAACACGAAGATAGAGATAACGTTTCTATTAAAAGAATGGAAGGACCTGGTGTTCTAATCTCTGATTTATTTCGAATGTGTCTAAAGAGATACTGTGATAATTTGAAAAAATATTTAGAAAAGAGACAGGATATCATCACCGCTATTTCGAGAACAAACAGTATCACCGCTTCCATAAAAACACCTTTTGCAACAGGTAACTGGACAGCTCAAAAAAATACGTATGTCAGAACAGGTGTGAGTCAGATCATGAGTCGTTTAACTTATCCAGCAACGATCTCTCATCTTCGAAGAATTGTGATACCTATTGGAAAAGAAGGAAAGAATTTAAAAATACGACAGATCAATCCAACTCAATGTTTTTTTATAGATACCATCGAATCGCCTGAAGGTAAAGGAATCGGTATTATCAAAAATTTTGCATTATTATCTAAACTGACGGTAGGTTGTAATCCGATATTGGTCCGAAATATGGTAGAAAAATGTTCTTATTTTAGATACACAGAAGATTTTTTTACCATTCCTACTGAAAACTGGAATATGATTTATGTGAATGGAACGCTTATCGGCATCACCGAACATTTAGACGAATGTTATGAAGAACTGAAAAAAATGAAATATGAACAACATTTATTCAGTGATCAAGTCTCTTTTTTCAAAGAAAAAGAAGAATACGAAATACGTATTTTCTGTGACCACGGTCGGTTTATGCGACCTTTAGTTAATGTCAAAGATTCAGTTCCTCTTTTATTAAAAGAACATTTATCTTTATCTCTATACGAACTACTTGAAAATGATATTCTTCGTTATATCGACTCCAATGAAGTGGAACAAAGTTTAATCGCAATGTACCCATCCGATCTTAAAGAATATGACCAGAAATACGATTATTGCGAAATACATCCCAGCACGATGCTCGGAGTATGTTCAGCTGTTATCCCATACCCTGAACATAACCAGTGTCCTCGATTGGTCTATGAAGCGAGTATGATGAAACAGGCATTGGGGGTGTACGCTCTATCTTATCAACAACGATTTGATACGATCGCACATGTCATGAACTACCCCCAAAAACCGTTAGTTGAAACAAAATACAATCAAATGTTGAATTATGATGAAATGTTGACAGGTTGTAATCCAATTGTTGCAATCGGTTGTTGTGGAGGATGGAATCAAGAAGATTCTATTGTATTGAATAAAGCATCTATTGAAAGAGGAATGTTTATGACAACTGCTTATAAAACGTTAATTTATGAAGAGAAGAAAAAGAATAATTCGAGTTATGAAAAGATCGAGATCCCGCCTTTAAAATGTCAAAACAAGATAATGAATTATAGCAAGTTGGATATCGACGGAATTGTGAAAAAGGGATTACCTGTTTATAAGGGAGACGTGATCGTAGGAAAAACGCTTACGAAAATACAGAAAGAAGAAGAAAAAACAGATTGTTCATTATCTATTTCTAACGGGGAAGAAGGGATAGTAGATGATATTTGGAAAGGTCTATGCGAAGACGGATACTTGATGATTAAAATAAAGATTAGACAATTACGTTTCCCAGAGATTGGTGATAAATGTGCTAGCAGATCATCACAGAAGGGTGTCTGTGGACTACTTTTAGAACAAGAAAATATGCCGTTTACGTCACAAGGAATCACTCCTGATTTAATCATGAATCCGTTGAGTCAACCTTCACGAATGACACTTTCTCAACTTCTTGAATGTTTGTATTCAAAGGTAGGTTGTTTAAACGGAAAATTCGGCGATGCGACTGCTTTTACGGATCAGAGCATTGACCCAGTTCATCGTATCTCTAATTTATTGAAAGAATACGGATTTCAAAAATATGGGAATGAAAGAATGTATAACGGGTTCACGGGCGAGATGTTAGACTCTGAAATTTTCATTGGTCCAACTTACTACCAACGGTTGAAACATATGGTTCAAGATAAGATACACTCACGGGCAACTGGAAATGTTACAATGATGCATCATCAACCGAGCGAAGGGAGATCAAGAGAAGGAGGATTGCGTGTTGGTGAGATGGAAAGAGATGCTTTAATTAGTCACGGTGGCGCTGCTTTTATCCAAGAGACCTTGTTTGATATGAGCGACCAATATCAAGTAAATGTATGCGAAAAATGTGGGAATATTTTATCATCTGAAAATGGGTGTCGGATATGTAAGAACGGGCAAGTTAATCGAACCAATATTCCTTATTGTGCTAAATTGTTGTTTCAAGAATTGGAAGCGATGGGGATTAAGATACAGATTCATACTAAATAAATTAATTTATTTCAATGAAATAAATTATATTGAAACTGCGTATATTCCAACTAATTTCTAATGCATCCAATCTGTTGGATTACCTCGTTCTCCAAAATTAAGTGGGTACTTATTATTATTAAAAATATTATCATCATATATAGGACCGTCTGCTTTACAAATATCTTTAAGACCAAATGATGACACATCGCTATTAAGAACGATATCACTATCCATCGGGTATTGATAACCAATAACATTACTTCCTTCATTAGCTAAAGATATACTTGATACTTTTGTATTCAATCCTTCGGTCAAGGTCTTTATATTATTAAATTCAGGAATAGTAGTAAAATCATTTAACTGGCAAAAATCATATTTTCTACCTGCATTGTATTGTGATATAACTGCGCCATTTTTACAATACTTAAAATCATTGTCATAGTTTTGACAAGCAAGACCTGTATAATTGGACCAATAAAATGGATCTTTTTTAAGAGGACATCCATAGTAGCCAGACTTTTGTCTCGTTGTACACTTATTTGAAAATATATTATCATTGATTGTTTCAGAACAAGTCATATTATCATAATTATCTAAATTTGTACAAAATTTACATCTAGGATATTTATATCCACATAGATTTCCATAATGACATTTTCCATTATCGTCTACAATTCCATCATGTGTTTCGTCTACAGGACAAGTTATATGATTACTATATTGACAGTTTTTACCTAAATATCCTGTATTACATTTACATATTCCATTATCATTTACAGTCCCATTTCCGCTACAAGTTTCTTTGTCAGAGTATTGACAATTAGAACCTTTAAAATCACCACAGTCACACTTTCCACTAGGTAAGAAATTACCATTATCTTTATCTTTATCTTGTATAAAATTTTTTCCATTACATAATTTTTGATTTGGATCATTAGGCTTAGTTATATATTTTTTAACCATCTCATCTGTGTATATACATTTATCATTAGAATCACCTACTTTTGCATTAAAATATCTATTACCACCTATGGCTGTAAATAGTTTAGTATTACGATCAAATGTTCCTTCTGGATTATTTAATAAATTTTCAAAATTATAGCCACCAGTAGAAGGGTTACTATTAACATCGTTTAGTTGTCTATTTTTAAAATAACTATCCAAATAAGAATCACATGCTTCTGAGTCAGTAGTAGGTTTAAATACAAGACCACCAGTATTATAATAAATGGGGTCTGTTGTACCTATCACACCTTTTTCTAAATCAATACCAACTGCCTCTTGGAGACATTTTAAACTAGGAATTTGACCGCTATTTGTACATATCCATTCCGTAGTCTTAGAGCCACAGTGAAAACAATGTGGTTGTTCTTTTACACCGTTATTCATACAATAATTATTATGTATATCTTTCGTATCAGGTGGACAAGTTGTATTTTCTTTTATATCAACACAATTCCAGTTATAATTTGTAGTAGAATCACATAAAGAAATTTGCCCTTCTTTACATTTTACACCGCTTTCTTTAGGACATCCTGTACATATATATCTTGGAGATTTATTTAAATCCGAATTAAGAGTCATTGCACCAGATAATAGTTCTGAACAATTTGTACTAAAACATTTTTGATACCAATCATCTTGTCCTGTAAACCCATTTATTTTTAAAAAATCATCATTAGAAGTGTACGTATTTTGAACCCATCCTGTAGGACCACAGTAAGATGTATCACCTTTACAAGGAACATCTGTATTAGGTTTGTCGCTTATTTTACATTGACAGTACGTTCCAGTATATCCAACATTACACTTACAATCTACAAAATCTCCATTACTATTACAATTAGGTGTTCCATTTTTATTACACTTATTTTCAGATGTATGTTGACACATTAAACCACAAGAATTATCACTTGAACAGTTGCAAGAAGGAACGCCTTTTGAATCTACTACAAACTCGCTCGCTAGACGACATTTGTACACATCACAATTTGGTCCATAGTATTGGAACCCATCTGTATTGGTTAAACACGTACATTTTCCATCTTTATACGTCTGATTTTTGTTACAAATAGCAGTGTCACAATTTGCACCCGTATATCCATCATTACAAATACAATTTCCATTATTTATTTTTCCATTGGGACATACTTTTTCTTTACAGTTATCTCCATCAACATCGTAAAAGGGACCACATACACATTTACCATCAACATATATTTTATTTTTACCGCATTTTTCTCCACAGTTATCTCCATAATATGTATTATCTTTACAAACACAATTTCCAGTTGTCACGGATCCATTTTTACATTCTTTTTCACATTTATCACCATATGTTTTTAATGGACAGTTTGAACACGTATTTCCATCCTTGCGGAAATAAAGATCTCCTTCATTACAAGAGGTGGTATCTGCGGGACA